CATTGAGGTCTTGAGCAAGCTCAGGCGACCAGCGAGCGCGTAGCTTGCGAGTGTTTGCAGTGATTGCAATCTGATCGATCTTGATGTCAATCTCTGGGATTGCCGCCGAAGGAGTCGTTCCAAAGTCAGACTCAAACGAAGGAACAGTCAATGTCGATCCGGTGCCTGAATCAACTGTCAAGCCATCAGCAAGAGCAGCAGAGATCTTGACAAGCTCACCGTCCTGAATGGTTGGTGTTGCACCTGCATTCGTCAATCGATTGACAAACAGCACGTGTGTTCCGTTGATCGGATCAGGTGTGAAAACACCGTTAGACCAGTTGCCACGCTTTGTCAAGCGACGCAAGTTCATGACACCAGTTCCGCTCTGGTATCTCTCGCCCCACGCTGTCAACGAACCGTTCGTTGTAAGCCCAAAGAATGCTAGCTGATCAATGGCGTTCGTGTCAGCGTTTGGAATCTTTGCAGTGATATCTGACAATGCAACGACAGCAAACTGAACATCAAGCGCATTAGTCGAAATATCGTTTTCAACCTGTGGATCAAACTGCAAGAACCTTGCGTTCGTACCAGAAAAATCAGTTGAAGACTTGACAATTCCGTGAGTCAACCACACGTCACCTGTCGTCGACCACGCACCAAGAGAAGCAGTCGCAACGCTAAATGAACCGCTGTGTACACGTGTGTAACCAGCATTCATCAAGTCGTACATACCACCAGCCTCAAGAGAACCTGAACGAATTCCCTTACCAGCTGGGTTGTTGTAGATTGACTGACCCTTCGTGTAAGTGCTTGTTGCAGACGAGCTATCAAGCGTTGGTCCGGCTGCACCACCGACCTTCGAACCGTAAGTATAATCTAGATAGAAGATAAGTCCTGATGGAAGCGACATTGGTTGGATCGACACGAGCTCATTGGCGACGAGGCCACCGAACACCCTGCGAACGATCGGAAACGCAATGTTGCTGAATCCTGAAATCTGACCAGCAGAGGTGACAGCACCACCACCAGTCGACAGAGCATTGCTCTCCTTCAGGACCTGTGCAGCCTGGTTTTCAAGCAGCTGCGACATGACTTCTCTCTTGTGTCCGTCAAGTCCTCTCAAGAGTCCTGTGCGGCTCCACTTCTCTACTAGTCGAGCCCTCTCGGCTCCGACGTGGCGCTCTCTAATTCCTTGCGCCAACTGATCTAACGTGAAAAATTTCATAGTGTCTCCTTTTTGTTGGTAAGTATCTAGTTCAATGCATCACTTGATTCCAGCCAACTTTGCCCACCTATTGGTCTCATAACCCTCATTGAGCTGAGTTGCGCCGGACGAAGTCGCTGGTCTAGAAGAAGAACCGAGCTGAACCCTTGATTCGCTGAGCGGCTTTGACGTTCCAGACAGCGTCTTTGTCAAGCTATCATAGACAAGCTTGACTTCACGAATGTTCTTTGCCTCGTCAAGGCGCTCGATGATCTCGGCCTTCTGCTTCTTTGAAAGCGACTCATTTTGTAGCAGCTTGTTCGTGTAAACAAGCTTTGCGTTGAACAGATTCGTCTCTGCCAACTTATTGCGGAGATTCGTTGCTTCAGCCAGTGACTCCGCGGGCTGTCGTGCAGCAGCATTAGTGCGTCTGCTTCTTTGTGCTGTTGATTCAGCGATGTTCCTCTTAAGTCTTGCAGCACGTGCCATCGACTCTGTGATTCTCGTCGATACAAGAGCGTGCTCCTTCTTAATCATCGATGCAGCGTATGCATCTTTGCTAGCAATAGCGGCGCGAGCTTCTCTCTGAAGCTTAGCCTTTCTAATTTGTAATCTTTCTTATAGGCGCTTCTCAAACGAGAGGCGGCGGGCCTCTTGTGTAGCGCCACTTGGAGAAGTCGACTTCTTTGCATCGACGGCATCGTCGTCACAAAGCTCGTCAGTCTCACCGTCGGCTTCTGTCGTGAGCTTCACGTCAAGTGGCTCACCTTCGTCATGACCGTCGCCGAAGCTATCAAACTCAGCAGGACCCGACAACTTTGGCTTCTGTGGCGGGAAAGAAGTCTCACGGATCCTCTTCATTCTCGCGATCTCTCTGCGAAGCATACCTTCGTCGATCTCAACGACAGTGTCATCTGACAACTCGTCAGCTTCTTCCTGCACATCAAAATCGAGATCTTCGTCACCAGACTCGTCGCCACCTTCATCACCACCTTCGAGATCAAAGTCGAGCTCCTCGTCGCCTCCGACGTCCAGGTCACCCTCTTCACCCTCTTCGCCAGTGATCAAGTCAACACCAACAGAGTCCAAGTCCAGATCGTCTGGAAGACCCGTCAACTTCAACGTTACATCACCCTCATTCATCTTTCTTCTCTTCGACATTCTGTGCTCCTGGAGTTTGTTAAGTTCCTGAAAGTAGGCCTCTAACTTTTGCTCAAATTCATTTTTCTTAGCAGGATCAGTAACAGCTTCCTGCACATGCTCATATGTATTTTCGACCTGTGAAATCATTTGTGCAATTTTGCGAGAAAAACCGCCAGAAGACTTCACTATGTTCGAAGCTTGAGAAAACCTCTCAA